CTAAGAATGCATTACCGGTACCGGTTTGTGTGATTCTTAATAAATCTTCAGATGTTGATCCGGTAATAATTAAACTACCTGTTAATGCATATGATCCGGTAAGTTGTTTTGTATTTTTCCAAACTTGTGAGCCACTATCCCATGTTATTAAATCACCAGTAGACGCACTAGTTATTAACACATCGTGAAGTTCTCCAATTTCATATCCATTTTGTATATCGATATATACAATACCGTTAACAGCTTGAGTTATTGTTTTACCCAAACGTACTTCATGTAGTGGTGAAATTGCCGGGGTGTCTGTGTATTGTCCGCTTGATGATAAGTACAATGATGTACCTGGTGGGAATGCAGTTGTATTGATGTTTCGAATCAATCCGTTTGTAACAGCATATCCGGTTTGGCTGCTATTAATGTCTTGAGCTACGATACCTATTGTAGTTGCACTAGAAGGATCGCTCTCCCATGATGCTGTTGCAAATGTCGGTCTATTACCAGATTCGCCGTTGATGTAAACAACGGTACCTTTTGTTAAAGTAAATGAATTATTATTTCTTCCTCGTATAACACTTTGATGTCCTATCTCTAATTCAAAATTATTAACATCTGTATCTAATTGAAGAGTTTTTGTATCATCTGTCCAATGTAAACGACCTGTGTTAAATGCCGGTGGGGTTGGTAATATTGTAAAATCAATGTAATCAACTGTTGATATATACGAACTTGTTAGCAGTAAACTTCCGGTTATAGTTACATCTTGACGTAATGGATTAACATAAGATGCGGTTTCTGAGTATGATGCGGACATCATATTCAACCCAGATATATCTAAGTTAAAAGATGTTCCATTTCCTTTAACAAATGTTATATTCGGATCAGAAAAAGAAGCAGTTATAATTCCATCTAAAGGTAATGATGCAGTAACTGCATATGAAGCAGTTCCTAAAAGCGACCCCGTAATGCTAGGGGCAAATAGTGATGATAATTCTCCGGCAGAGCCAGAGGTTAAGACCTTTTTCCAATTTGGCATAGTTAGTTCCTTGTATTGCGGTTAGATACATACACTTATGCCGTGTATATGCCTACTTCCTTGCGGCCAACAATAATTTATTATAAATATACGTTATTTGGAATTTCCAGGCTTTACCGCATCTTTAACGGGTTTAGGTGGTTGCATAGCATCTTGAATCTGTTGTTCTACTTTTAGTTGTAGATGTGCTAAAAACTTAGCATCTGCGCCCTTAATTGTTATCGAATCCAATCCAGCGCGTAATAATTGCAATTCTGCTAATTCGTACATGTTATTGTTTTATGTATTGTTGTTGAAGTTTGTATACAGTTGAATAAAGAAGTTCTAAAGCATCACCACGAAAACTACAATCTTTAATCGTAGTTAATAGCAATTCAATTTCTTCTTTAGTCAAAGAAAATTCTCCCCCGCTCGATTGCGAAGGAGAATTCTGTGTATTGTTGTTTGTAAGTTTATCTAAAATACCCATATAACCTATTATAAAGAATTTTATGCATAAATCCAAATTTCGCCATCATCAGTATCGACATGAATAGTACCATACCCCGAGGCTGCGCCACCATATATTGGAGCGGCACTTGCTGCGGTTTGACCGGTACCGGTTTGTACTGCACCTACATATACTGCTGGGGTGAATCCGGAACTATCTGCTGCAAAAGATGATGTAAAGCCCCAACGCGTTGCTGAAGAATCATATCCAAACAATTCTCCTACGTTTTGAGTGCCTTGCTGAACTACAATACCACCATCGCCTGGTGCAACCGATCCAGATGCAAACAATACAAATCGGTCTGCTACTAGTAGGTTTTGTGTGTTTTGGAATGATGCTGTGCCGTTAACTGTTAAATCTCCGGTAATTGCTACATCTTGATTAAATGTAGTATCTGCATTAACTGTTACTAGAGTACCGTTATCTGTAATGCTAGTATCTGCAAATGCATCACCTGTCCATTTTGTTAAAGTGTTTGCTGATAATGTACCAGATCCAGAAACTTCAACGGTTTGTGCAGTACTGCCATTGAATGTAAATGCAGTAATACCAGTACCTTGTGATAATGAGTTAGCTAAACTAGTAGCAGATACACCTGTTAATTGAGATCCATCACCTTGGAATGAACCTGAGAATGAACCGGAGAATAAACCATTTTCCCAATCTACTGTTACTGTTGTTCCGTCTGATTTAATGAGTTGACGTTGTTCCCACAATACAGAGTTTCCAGCATTTGAATCATATAATTGTCTATTAGCGAAATCTGCAGATTGACTTTGGATAGTATCGAATATGTTTACTTGTCCGTTTTGTGCTTCAACAGTCGGGAAGTTATTATAATAAATCTTAAAATCATCGGTATTAATATAAACTTGAGACCCGGTTACATTCAAAGATCCAGAGATTGTAGTAGCACTATTAATATCAACTACTGTACCATTGTCTGTGATATTAGAATTGGCAAACTTACCATCTGTATCATTCCATTTAGTAACAGCATTGTCTGATAATTGTGCTGCTCCTGATACTGCTACGGTTGCTGTTGATGATCCATCGTATGTAAATGGGGCAATACCTTCTCCATTTGTTAGGTCTGGTAGGTTGGTCGTTCCCGTAAATGATCCTGAGAATGACCCGGTTAAGGATGCCCCGGATTGACCGTTTATTAAATAATTTGCATTGTTGTTGAGCTGTGATATATCACTGCCTGAGACGACGACTTTTTTCCATTCTGCCATTTAAATACTCCTAATGTTTAATATAAATATGTACTAGTTACGGTTCCAGTCCAACAAAAAATGATCCGGATGTAAAATAAATTCCACCGTACGGCGCCGGGTTTACAAGTTCGGCACTCTGTGTTGCTACTACTACTACTCCGCTTTCAGAAACTGCAAATAATTGACGAGATGCACTTTGTATTAAAAATATGTTTTCTCGTGTATTAACAGATGCAGTTACACTACCCGATACTATGCGGTTAGATTCTACTTGTCCTAACACATATGAAGCAGTTAGGGCAAATGATGCGGTAATATCATATAATAAGCCCGGGCGAAGCTGACCTGGTTTAAACTGTCTTGCCATTATGCCCACCTCCCATTTACGACTACAACATCTTGTGAATCTAATGTGAATCCTAATATGTTAGTATCGAATACAATAGTTTGAGAACCAACATCGGTGGGTGTCCATGTATAACATGCTTTGTCAATATATTGTCCGTTGATGTATATATCAAATTCATTCACAGTTGCTACTAAACTAGTAACAGGATTAATTGCTGCAGTGGAATTAATTGTAATTGTCGTTGTGTTAACGTATGTTGCAATTCTGTCTGTTAATGTTACCAGATATGCCATTATATCCGGATCTAATGTCGTTGTGCTTCCGCCGCCAGTTACAGTTACCGTACCTCCGGACATTACCGAAGTTTGTATTTGTAATATTGATGCTGGTATACTAGTAGATTGAAATAAATCTAAATCTCCCAAATCTACAAACGTATCAAACATTACACGTTTTATGGAATACATTTTTTTTAATGTAGATACCCTGGCTTCTTGTTCAGATAGTAGCGTTCCTCGAACCGTTAACGGTACTGATGCTCGTACTAATCGATCTTCTCCAACTGTATTAACAGTTTCAAATGTAACTTGACCAATACTGGTAGCAAAACGATTACCTTCATTGCCCCATAAATAACGACCATATGGTAATATTTGATCGATAACATCATTAAGTTGCGTAGTAAAATCACACCACAGCATCATATCATATTCTACTGTTACATATTTAGGAACATCGATAACATAAATTTTTTCAGAATCAACTGGCTGATTTGTTGGCATTGGAAATAAATCATCTTCATATCGATTTCTGCTATTATACTTTTGACGATATGATAAAAAGTTTCCAGATGGAATTCGATTAACATCCAATGTTCGTAAATTATCACTTTCTACCGCACTGTTTCTTTTTAGCATTATAAGTGGCGATTGTAACATTCCTTTTTCATCACGTAAATATCCTAGTCTACGTACATTGTCCCATTTTTCTCCGTTAGAGAAAATAACAGGTACTGGTATTAATTGACCTTGTTCTGTTATTTGCGGCTGAATTTCATTGTCAATATACCACTTAATAGCAAAATCAATATCATATAAAGTACGTTTTACAGTTCGTATTACATCATCATCTCTGCGTGTTTGTAAAGCTCGATTTAACAGCAAATCCGGGGTTAGTCCTTCTGTAGAAGTAGGATTAGGTTTATTAGTTTTACGATCAATATTTTGTCTGTTATACTTTGGCATTATTTATTATACCCAAATTTATTATCACCACCACGACGTAAATTTTTAATACCTAGCGGTGTTTGTCTTGTTGCATGTGCATCACATAACACAGATACACTATATCCATGTTCCGATCCATTAGGCCATGTTTCTGGATTTTTTCCGGCAAAATACTGATTAGCATCAACATTATCAATTTCGTAATATTCATTGTCCCAAAATATAATATCTCCGACTTCTGGAAAAAATGTTGCACGTTCTAAAATATCTCTTGAAATAGCAAATTGTGCGGATCTGGTATATGTATGTCCATAATCATCCATATTTGCTGTTTTAGTTTCTTTAGTTACTAAACATGGTATTAATATAGAATCATGATATGATTTTCTTTCAGACTCACCGTATATATTAGAATTGCTTGTTTCTACAACGAGTTTAAAAAATTCAATTTCAGTATCAACAATTGCGTTAAGTAATTCTGCGTTAAAAGAAGCTATAAGTTTAGCATCTCGTTTTCCACCAAATAGTGCCATATCTTATACTCCTATCCAACATAAATTTTTAATGGAACCTTTGATAATATTTCATTCATTTGTGTTGCTTCAGTGTTTTGACGTGTTAACATTTGTTCTTTAGTCATTTTTTCTAAAAACTCTCGAAGCTGCGTAATCAATGTTTCTTTTTCTGATTGGCCTTGTGTAACCAAATCCGTACCATTTAATGTTACTTCTGAATTCGGAATTGGAATTGTTGAATATTTACTACGAACATATCCTAACATTTCCTTTACTAACGCGACACCATATTTAAATATCCATGTACGCCCCATATCATTAATGCTGCCATATGGTTGATATGTATATGGTATATTTGATGCATCACTCACTACCCCGTTTATAAGTGCGGTATTTCCAAATAAAATTGCATCTTTACTCTTTTCTTCTTCTAATAGATATTCAAACCATACCTTGGTATATTTTAATGAAGATGCTGAAGAGCCGGAGGCGGATGTGGGAATTGGCCAAAATTTAATATCATCGCCATGTAGTTCAAATGTAAAATGTGACTTACGTATTTGATCATTAAATTCAATAGCTTGTAATCTCAATAAATCTGCATGTATAGGCATCATCATGAAACTTACAGATGGTGAAAACCCACCAAAATCAAAAGAATCTAATAGTTGTTGTGATCCTAATCCTGTTCCAACAAATGGGTCAAAATATCTTACAATTGCCGGTGGTGCATTATGTAATACTCTACGTATTTCAATCGAACTAGATGCTGATAATGAACTACTATCTGCTGCTAATGAAGCAGATACAGCTTCACGTATACTGTATGTCTGTTGTCCGGGAATAATATCAACAACTGCACTTCTCCATTTTACTCCGCCACCGCTATCTGCTTCGGTACCATATGCTTTTGATAGTTTTGTAATATATCCTAAAGACTGTCCCATTGGCAATCCGGTAAAACTACCTCCTTGCAAGAAAGCAGACCCGGTTTGAACTCCCATGGTATTCATCAAATTATTAACAATGTTAACTTGATTAATTTGGTTTGAATATTCAATTGTAGCAGATTCTAATGCAGTATAAAAATTTATATCTCGTAATTCTATATCAGTTATTGGATATCCAACATGTTGGGCTGCGAAGTTTGCAAATCGATCTGCATGTTGTTGAAACAATGGATCTGCATCGAAAAATCCAAATGGAGTAGAACCAGTTGTAAATGATGAGCTACCAGGCCATATTGGGCGATCTTCAGAGTAATCCACGATAGTATCCTTTTATAATAAATATCAGTATTTTTCATTTAGAAGATTTAAAATTTCTTCTAAAGCTTCATGTCGATGATTATCCGTTAAAATGATTTCATTTACCCATTTTGAGTGTTTAATTTTAGGTACTTCGTGAATAGCAGAATCATTGTTAAATTTTAAATCTACTTGATATCGATCACCGGTTAGTATCATAATGCTATCTTTTCCTAAACGAGACAAAACCATTTGTAATTGTTGTTTAGTTAAGTTTTGAAATTCATCTACAATACAAACTGCATTATCAAACGTACGGCCTCTGAAATGTGCTAAAGAAACTAATTCAATGTTTTCTTCTTTTTCCATTTTGTCTAGTATCTCCGGTTTGTTGTAAACCTTACGCATGTTGCTGCGAATAGGAACTAACCATGGATCCATTTTTTCTGCTAACGTTCCTGGAAGAAATCCATTATCTTCATTTGATACTGTTGGGCGAGTTATGATAATCTTATCAATCTGCCTTTTAAAAAACATATCCAGAGCAATTTGTACTGCTAACAATGTTTTTCCAGATCCTGCTTTGCCTATAATAAAATTGAATGGAGTTTCAAGTATTGCTTGTTTTGCTTGTTTCTGTTCTTCTGATAAAGAAATAGAAAATTTAATGTCATTTTTTGGAGGAGTTTTTTCCTTGTTTGATAGTGCTGCCATGATAACCTCGATTATAACTAATTAGAATAATTTTGTAAGTGTAGACTCTTGTAGTGTCATATCTTTAAGTGTTTCAATTTTACCTAAACACATTTGACGTATTGCTTGATAAGTTTTTCTAGCGGGGTATGGGGTCATAACTTTAATAGTTATTAATTCCTTATCCGGGCCTAGATCTCGTTCAATATGAACCATTAGTACTAAACGAATTGCTCGGATACGATCTAAAACATCTACAAGACGACCATCGTAACGAATGGTGGCTTGCATTGAATATTTGTTTCTAGGTACTGCCATATACTTTTTCTTTAATATAAATATTCAAACAGTAAGAAAGGGTGACCGAAGCCACCCTTCTTTTTTCATTCTTTAATGCGTTAAGTCAATTAAATTAATTAACTATTAAAGAGTGTTTAATCCGTGTACGTATACTTTACCGTAGAACTCAGAACGAACCACTTTCTTCGCGTAACGTGTCATAACACCTTTACGTGGAGTGAAGTTAACTGGATCGTATACAAGCGGAGTCATAATCAACGGAATATACGGACTAAATACAGCACCAGTTTCAAGGAACTGAGAACCTCTGAAGCCCATAAGGATTACGTTTTCTTTCATGTATGGATTTTTGTAAACTGTGTAGCGGTTATTGATTGCACCAATTTTTTGTACACCAGCTGCAAATTCCATTTTGTTACCATCTGTATCAGCAGCAAATCCTGGGATAGACTCAAGGATAGTTGCAACTGCAGGAGAAGTTACAAGGAAGTTAGCACCACCTCTTAAAGTTTTTTGGTGGATTTTGTTAGATACTTTTTGAAGTTTAGTACCCAATGTTTGGAACCAACCACCTTGTGTATTATAGAATCCGTCACCTGTCGCAGTTTGTTGTACAAATGTACTACCGTTCCAGATATTGTTATTTTTAGCTGACCAATACTCAGTTGTAGGTGCTGCAGCGATCAACATATCAAGGATTTCAAGATCGATTTCCATTGATACATACTCAGAAAGCATTGAAGTTAATTCTGCTTCAGCATCGATTGAGTGGTAAGCGTTAAGGTCTTGAGCGAACTCAGGAGTCCAAACTGCTTTCAACTTACGAGTCTTAGCAACGATTGGCTCAGATTGCATTTCAAGATTGATTTCTGGGATATCAATATCCGTACCAGAATTAATACCGCCATTGTTATAAGCAGTTCCTTTAAACGGATTTCTATCTTCAAAATCACCACGTGTAATATCAGATGGTTGAACTGAGAAGTTTAATGCAGGAGCTTGACCGCTAGTAGCAGTAAAGAATAATTTACCTGTTCCAAATGCAGATCCAGTTACAATCATAGTTACATTGTAAGAGCTATCAATTTTAGAGAAAGCTTGTACCGGAACATATTCTGTAGATCCAGATGTTAATGTAAATGAACGAACTGCATATAAATCCGCACTAGTAGGAGCAGTAAATGTAACTTTAACATACTGTGACAAAGAACCAGTATAGTCAGAATCGAAATTCACATCAGATTCTCCAACAGATCCTGTTGCAATTGTTACGACACTTGAAGTATTGTTAAGTGAATATCCAAAGCGACCAGCACCATAAAGACCACCCGATGGGTCACCAGATGTTGTAGTAACACCGAACATAGAGTCATTTGCATTAGGTGCACCAAATGGATCACCTGTTCTGTTCAAGTTGTCATCATCAAATCCTGGTTGAGCTGTGCCATATTTGAAATCTAAATAGAAAATAAGTCCTGACGGCAAATTCATTGGCTGTACAGAAACGAATTCTTTAGCTGCAAATTCAGCAAAGATACGACGTACCAATGGAAGTGCTACACCAGCCCACTCTTCAGATCCTTGAGCGGTACCTGTTTGTGATGCTTCTTTTACTAATTGACGTGCTTGGTTTTCAAGCAATTGTGCCATACCGGCTCTTTCGGTTTCTCCCCTAAGACCTTCTAGAAGTCCGGTTCTTTCCCATTTTGTCTGCAAACCTTTTGCTTGATTTCTTTGTACAAAATCATTTGTTTGCAATAAATTTGAAATACTCATTTTTTGTTTTCCTTTCTAATTGTTTTTATAGCAATCCTGCTAATTTTTTCCATCTGTCAGCTAATTCAAATCCTTCGTTAAGAATAGTGTTTGTTTTTGGAGCCGTTGTATGCGTTGGTTTAGATGCATAAGACTCTTTTACTACACGCTTCTTAGTTTCAGGACGTTTAAATGATTCAGCTAACGTACTAAATACTAATTTTACTTCTCTTGTGTTTCCTGCACGATCAAAGTTTTCAATAACTTTCATTTTTTGACCTTCAGTTAACTCAAAGTTTCGGAACAATTTGTTTGTGTAAAGAAGTTTTGCATTAAGAAGATTAACTTCATTGATAATTCCGGTTAGTTTCTTAACTGTTTTATAAGCTTCTTCTAATTGTTCTTTAGTTTCAGCTAATTCTTTTCCAATTTTAACACTACCCTTTTCATCAGATGCTGGTACGTCTACTACTTCTTCTTTATCATAATCTTCTTCGCGAAGGATAGCTTCAATAATAGAATCAATACTTTCTTCAATTTCTTCCTCTTCGGAATAATTTCCTTCTAATACTGGTTCTTCTTCCTCTTCTTCCTCTTCTTCCGGCATATCGTGAGTCATGTCACCTTCAAGTTCTCTGATGATAGATTCTAGTTCCATATCATCTTCATCCAGATAACCTTCATTGTATTCTGCAGCCATATCGTCATCAGACATTTTTTCTGCTGCAGGCATTTCTTCACCAGCTGCTGGCATTTCTTCTTGTGACATAATATCGAATTCGTCAAATTGACCATCGTTATTAACATCAATTGATAAATCGCCAACATCCGTACCGCCGGTTGCGACTTCGCCTGTTTCTTCTTCGCCTGCTTCAGGATTCAAAGCTACATCATCAACTACTTCTTCTTCATCTTCTAATTCTTCAGAAAGTCGGTTAGCTAATACTCTTTGAATTTTTGGAGCAAACGCTTCTTGTAAAGCGATTTTTGCGTTTGCTAATGCAGTTTCTTTAACAGCATTTGCATCAGCGATTGCTTGTTTTAGCAAATCAGATTTTGCCATACTTTTTTCTCCTTAAATTTTTGTTTTGGAAATAAGATTATTGAGAATCTTAATAGAAATATATAATCAATAGACGCTATATAAGAAATAAAAAAATAGCGTATTCTTTTATATATATGTACTAATACAAAAAAACCAGTAAAAAAGCCCCAACTTTTTTTGTTGAGGCTTAACTTATTAAATTAATTAATGTTATTTGTTATAAAGATCTTTAATTTTTTGTATGTATACGGCATCTAATTTTTCTTTTCGACGCTTAACACTTGTTTTAATATGTTCTTTTCGATCTTTAACAGATTCTAAAACATTGGATGTTTTGACTTTGCGTTTCCATGTTTTAAGAGCTGATGCTAAATCTTCTCGTGTGGTTCCTACTACTCGTACTGCTAAAGCGTTACCAGGAACAATTTGTTGATGTTGTTTTTGTTTTTTACTCATATATTGATATTTGGATTTCTGCGTTTTTTTACTATTGGACGATCCATAGGTACTTCGTTAGTTGTTTGTTGTTCGCCGCGAACATTAAATCTGAAATGTTTAATTTCTGGCTTTTGTGCTATATATCCTTGAATCTTTTGAGATTCTAATGCTGGATCTTCTCCGAGGCGAAAATAAAAATACCCTATTTTACCAGATTTAGAAATAGTACTATTAACAACAGTAAATCCTTTTTTCTCAGACCATTGTCGTATTTCGTTTGCCACAGATTTAGCTTCAGAAGGATCTCTCAGAACATATTCTACTCCGCCACGATAATCAGTTATATTATTAACTAATTGTGCTTCATCAATTTCATCAGATTCGATAAGTCCAGCATCTTTTGCCGCTTGTGCGTATTTTTGCATAGCCGCAGTACTTTTCTCGATTTGATCAAAAGGTAATATTGTAGGAGTTTTAGAAGTAGTAGTGGCTTCTCGTAATCCGAAAAAATCTCGATATAATTTTTTAAGTTTGTTCATTATATACCTTAATATAATTATTTTTTTTGTATTATCCTAATTATCCTAGATCATAATATTTTTTTAGACCTTCGGCAATATCTTCATATGCTGCTGACATTCTTCGTTCGTAAATCATAACTTCATTTGCACATTTCTGCATCTCTTTTAAAGCTTCATTTAAACTTTTCATGTGTCGTTGCGCTGCTACTTTTTCTACAACATCTTCATCTGATTCTGAAATCATTCTGGTTGCAGTTTCTACCATAGAGGTAATTCGTTCAACTGCTTCTTGTAGGTTCTTTTTACCATACATAACTTCGCCTAACTGTGAATATGTGTTTAAAGATTCAGCAAAACGTTTTTTATCTTCTAGTGTCAATGGAGCTGGTTGTTCATTAAAAACTGTTTGTTTGTCAGATTCATTTAACAATGAAATTATTCGATTTAAATTATTTTGTTTAAATACAGCCATGTTATATCCTACATTTTCCGTCTTCGCATAGTATAGATGTAATAATATCATGTACACCTGCGTATTTGTTTGTTTTTATATTTTTATTTACTGATTCATGCATATGTGTCGGTCGCATAAAAGCTCCATGGGTTGATGGATTTGATACGAAATCCCAACAAATCAATTCAAAATCTTCTTGTACTTCCACTACGCCTTCATTTCGTAGTTCTTTAACAGATCCTAATCCACGAGATGAAATACCCAATGTAATTCCAGCTTTAAATAAAGCTTTTAAAATATTTCCAGACGGGGTATCTAATATTTGAACTGCTCCTTTTAAATCATCACCATCCCACCATATTTTAAGAACATTGTGTGATACGTTGTTCAAGTTAACTACGGATGATTCTGGGTGATCTAATTCGCCTAATGCACGATGCTGATCGATATATTCTTTCTGATATCGTACGCATTCTCGTTGTAATATATGTTTTGGATATACCCGTCCGTTTTGATTTTTTGCTCCCGCTCTTTGTAAAACTCCTTGCACTACAAAACCACCAGGTATTCCATATGCAGCACCGGTTGATTCTGTTAACGAGCCAACAGGCTTAAATGGCATATATTCTACTATAAGTTGTTTTGACATATTATTCCCCTAATGATCTGACTCGCTCTGATATTTTTATTAATCGTTTTGATATTTCTGTTAATGCTTTTGTTGTGCTAGGTCCATATGCAGACGATGTTACTCCGGATTCGGTTTTTAGTTTTGTATTATATTCAACCAATGTTTCAATTTCTCGAAGTTTTTTAGCAATTTCTCTAATCGTATTTTTAACTTTTTTAGATGGTTTTTCATCTCCAGACCGGAAATCTCTATATCCTTCTATAAGTTGCTCATATTTTTTTTCCATCATTTCCATAACTGTATGATCTTTTCGTTTTGACTGGGCAGGGGTGTCAGTTAAATTTTTTGATGGATATTCGTACGATTTATGTTGCCATTCTGCGTCATCCATCGCAAATGGAAATTTATCCATATACTCTTCTTCTTCCGATTCAGGACGTTGGTACCGCTCATCTTTTGTAGAATAGGTTGGTGGAGTATTAACTGATTCTTTTACTCGTTTATATCCTAGTACTTCTACCGTATCATCATTTGCTTTAGAAAATGCATTTGGAGTCTGATACCCTGGAACGGCAGCTGATGTACTAATTTCATCAATTTCCTCAGATTCGCAGTCACATAGATCAAGTGTCTTATTGCATGATTCGCAATAGTCTGATGATTCTAATACTAGAAACTTTTTTTCTATGTCTCGCAGAAATGAATTCATTGAACCTCCTTTAGTTCTCGAATTAAATCAAAATAACGTAGCAATGATAATACATGAGTTTCTTTAATCGTTTTCATGTTTTCTACATTACAAAGCATTTCAGATAATTTTTGAACTTTAATTTTTACAACCTTATCGTCAATTGGCGTAGCTAACTCAGCAAGTTGTTTTTTTATTTTTGGAATAATTGTTTGTACATATTCTCGAAGTGTAGCTGTATCATTAACATGAGTAATGTATTTATTTAAAAGTTGCTTTTGAGATTCATCTAATCCAGAATATTTTTGGTTAAACTTATCTACAAGAAGTTTGTATGTAAGCAAACGTATTTCTTTAGGTTGCGATTCAAACTTTTCTAAAATAGGATCTTTTTTTGTTTTAACACGTTCTGTTAATAATCCATTTTCAATAATTGCAGTTTTACATTCCATTATTTGTTTTGGATTATCTGTTTCATCATGTTCAAAAATCATGTTAATTGATGCTAATACTTTGTAGTTACTAATATGCATCTTAGACATATTATCAAAAACAAACTTTTCAGATATCTCTTTTACTAAATTATATCGTTGTCGTTTTAATGCACTTTGATTTAATTTTGTATGCGTGGCTTTTACGGTTCGAATATAATCTAATGCCTGAGCTTCGCTTTTAAACTGTTCTTTTAATAAAGTATTATACAGTTGTAGTTCTTTGGATAGTTCTGTATTTCTACCAAAATACTTTTTTATAATATCTACCGTAGTAGATTTATTTGATGACAATGTTTCTGAAGTTAATTTTCTAACTAACATTTCAAATAAAATACCCGTATTCTTGTATTTTGAATGTTTTAGTTTCTTCATCTGTAGTACTTTGCTTTTTATTTTAAATAAATATGTTTGTTTTTATAAAATGTTGTTTTCATCTAAAATAGTACCAGCATCCTGATCAGAATCTTCTATTCTTCTAAATGTTTCAGTAATTATACCGGTTGTTTTTTTAATTGGCATGTTTTTTATAATATGTTCGGTACGTACCGATGTTTGTGATGGTCGAAATCTTTTTGAATCGGGTTGAAATGTTGTTTTTTGATTTTCCGGGTCAAATGCTTGATTAATTTGTTTAGTACCTAACGGATCCCATCCTAATGCATTTTTATGTTGTCCAAATTTAATTCCTTCAGGTGGTCGTCCTCCTTGATTTTTTTCTTCTACATCTTTGCTTGACATATGCACAGTTGCTAAATCATGTGGCGTACCATATGATACGCCGGTTACTGCTGGATCATTTCCTTCTTGCTCAATTTGATTTTGACGGAATCTTAATTTAAGATCTTCAATGACATCATTTCGTTCTTGCAACCATTGATCTTCAGACATATTAAATATAAATTCATATATGTATCGATCTGAAACTAGTTTCATATCTTTCATGGTGTTTGCTAAATTAACTTTTTCTGTCATTAAAGCAACTTTTTGTTGATCGTATATGATAGAAGGTGCTGTTAATTCTAATTCAAATCCAACTAAATCTTCACCTTCGAATCCTTGTGAGTATAAATGTACAATCGCAATTTTTGCTAATTCAGACACTGCAATTTTTTGAATACGTTCGATCGTACGAG